TTACCCACTGATTACGGTGGTGTGGCTCTCGTTGACATTGGCCCGCATAGAGGCCGCGCCCTGCTGCCTGTTGCTGGTATCCAGGGTGACGCTGTTGGGGCTGACCGCTGTCCAGATAGCATCGCAGTCATCAATGGTGGTGGAGACCTGGGTGGAGGGCACCTCGTCCTTCAGGTCTCGTCTCAGCCGCGTTCTCATTTCACTCAAATTCATCTGGCTGCCTCCTCTTCTGATTTCTGGCCCAAGAATAGCGATTAAATCTGTAGGTTGGGTTTCCTAACCCGACCGTCGTGGGCGGGCAGATTGGGAAACCTGCCCTACTGTGCTTCCTGATTTCTGGTTGCTTCCTTGGTCGTATGGCTGTCCCTCAGGTTCTGCCCGCCTCTCTTTGGCGTGGGGGGCGTGGTGGGGCGGGGCGCATCCCAACCCCACCCCCCAACGCCCCCTACCCGCCTAGTCCCTCACCCCGATGAGCTTGGCCAGCTTCACCGTGCTGAACAGAGCGATGGAAGAGTACCATCTCAGCCTGATGCGGGTGGCGTTCTTATTGGACACCGCGCCGATGGCCTCGGCCTGAATGCCCCCGTTGTGAAGGCCGCAGACGCCATCCTCGCTTGCCTGGAGGGCGTAGATGGTACTGCAATCGTTGGAGCTACCCACGGTGCGGGCATCGGAGATCCAGTCGTTCACTGTCACCGGCACGCTGTTGTAGAGCTGGACGGTGTTGCCGAACTGATCCTGCGAGATCTCCACGATCCCGGCAGCCATCATCAGGGCCTTCAGCTTGCGCCGGCTGCGTTTGCTCATCAGCAGCAGGTCGGGCTTACCGCCCAGCACCTTGTCGATCAGCTCGTCCAGCTTGGCCAGGGTAAGCGTGCCCCCGTTATCGCCCATAGAGACCCTCTGAGAGTCCGGGCACAGCTTGTCAATGCCATCGAAGGCATTGGCATCCACGGTGGTGTCCCCGTTGATGAAGGTGTCCTCAAACTTGTGGCGCATCGCCTTGGCCTTCAGCTTTATCACTTCCTGCTGAATGTCGTTGAAGTTCGAACGCGTCTGCTGAAGGTAGTGGTCAACGTCGGCGTCGCCCCCCATGATGCTCAAGGTGGCCGTCTTCTGAGTGAAGGTGGGCGTGGATTCCGTCCAGGTGTCTCCCACGGCATAGAAGGCCACCGACGGCAGGGCGTTCTCCTGGTTGTACTTCAGGGAGTTGCCCACAATGTCTATGAAGGGCAAGACCTGAAGCACCGGTGAGTCCTTGATTATGGTCTCGATAATGCCCGCCCGAAGGATGTCTTCGGACAGTTTAGCGGCTTCGGTCAAAGTCAAAGCCATGATTATTTACCTCCTTTGAAGTTTCCTTTTTTTCTGTGACAAAGGCTATTTCCCCATCCCGCGCTGCCTGAGGCCGTAGGTGATCTTCTCGCCAGGCGACATCGAGCCAATATCGATTCCGCTGCGCTGCGGCGCGCCAGCGGGAACCTTCTCGGCCAGATGTTGTTTGACCCTGTCCACCACGGCCTGGGCCTGCTCCAGGGAGCTGTCCAGCTCGGCCACCGTGCTCCCCTGCACCAGGTCGGCAGGGATGTGCGGATGCTGCCTCAGCAAAGCCTCACGGTACCTGTCGATGGCTTCCGTCAGGTTGCCTTGCAGTTGCTGGATGGCCGTTTCCTGGGTCTTCACCTGGTTCCTCAATCGGTCTGCGGTGCTCTGGAGATCGCGAATCCGCTTGTCAGCGGGTGACGCTGGGGGTGAACCGCCAGACCCGTCGGGCGCTGGAGGAAATCCCCCAGACTCCGCAAGGGTGGCTGGTGATGCCCCCTGCCCCCCACCAGACTCGGAGGGCGGTCCGCCCTCCTTCGTCACCGCAATTCCTGGCGTCGCATCCGTGTTGACGGTCTCGGTTTCCTTCGGTTTCGTTTGGTCAGTCATTTTAGGTACCTCCTTCTGTTCCTTTCTTTTGCTTTTCATCAGAATTCCGCTTTACGGGAATGACATCCAGAAAGATTTCCATCACGTCATCAATCTGATCCCAGGCTCTGGCCATCTGAGCCTTGATCTGCTGCGCCTCGGCGTCATTGATCCCTCCCGAAAGGGAGTCCATGATGACCTGACGGCACTGGTCGATGCTCGTCAGGGCCTCCGGCACCTCTTTCTTCAACCTGTCCATTTTCCCGATCAGGTTGACGGTGATCCGCAGTGCCCAGGGAAGCCAGAGAAGGATATTCGCCCACATAGTCATACCTCCTGTTGCCAATTCAATTCCCTATCTCCCACCCCCGCCCCCACCCACATCCGCTCCTCCGCAATCCTTTGCAGCTCGGCCTCCGGGTTGAGGATTCCCAGCTCGGTCATGGCCCTGGACCGCGAATGCAAAGCGGCGCCGACCAGGAGCTGCTCCGTTCGCGCCAGGGTGAGGACATCCTGGGGCAGGAGAGATGACCAGACGATATCTGTGGCCAGCCCCCCGTAGTTGGCTCCCGTCTTCTGCTCCAGGATGCGCAGGATCATATCGTTCCGTTTGCGGTAGGCCACCCTCCTGATGAGGCGCTTGCGCTGCGCCTTCTGCACCAGGGATTGCAGTTCCACCTGTAAGGCCACTCCGGACAGGTCCCTCTCCGTGCCCCCGAAGGCCGCCCGGGGCGATTCTGCCACGTCGTGCATGACACGGTAGAGAAGGTTCATATAATCGATATGCAGCTTCACCCCGCCACCCTTGAGCAGGTCGAGCAGGTAGGCTTTGGTGCCTTCCGGCAGGTTCCACACCGCCCCAGGGGCAACGGCGATATCCTCCGACTCCTCGATATTCTCCAGCACCGCGATGGGATTCCCGCTCAGTTCCAGGATGCGTGACAACTGGGAGACGGCGCGGTTCAGCTCCCGCTGCGGCTCCATGATGACCGGCAGGTCGGACACTCCCCAGAACTGCTTCGGCTCCCGCAGGTTGGGATAGATAATGAAGGGAATGAACCCGTAGGGATTGGCGATGGTGCTGTGGATAGCGTTATCCATCCACAGGGTGAAGGTCTCCGGTGTCCAGTCCTCGATGATGGTGACGGCGTCTTTCTGCGGCGTGACGCTGTAAATCTCCTCCACCTGCTCCCTGGTGAGCGTATAGCGCGAGGCCACCCGGTAGACGCTGGAGACATCGTCGCCCCGCCACCAGGCGAAAAGCCCCTGGACATCCGGGGCAGTGACGCGCACCCGCTTCTCGTCAGAGTCCCACATAACCTTGTAAGCCGCGTCCCCCAGGATGGAGCAGTCCACCTCAGTGTCGAAATCCAGGAGCGCCAGGTGGTTGTCGTCGTAGGCCTTTTGCAGGGCATCTTCAGCCTTTCTGGCCCGCTCTCTTTCCTCTGCCGTCCCGCCAGCCGGGTGCACCACGGGAGTGATGCCCGACATGACATAGGACGTCATCTTGTCGATGAACACCTTGGCGTAGTTGAAGGTCAGGCGGCGCTGGTTGCCCGGGGCAACCCCGCTCAAGGCGGGCCAGTGCTGGCCTCCGTAGAAATCGAGATACTGCCGGTAGCGCTGTAAGCGTTCCCGGTCTTTATTCTTCAATAGGTTGGGAAGTATATCAGCCATTTCGTGTCACTCCTTCTATTCTTTCGATTGCGGGCTTGGGCCTCGCCTTGGGCGAGGCCCAAGCCCGCAATCTCGTCTCTTATTCCTGTCGCACCCCTCCCCTGGCCACCTTAGGGGCATAGTCCCGGGCGGCTTCCACCACTAGCGCCAAGCTCATCAGCAGGTCGTCGTGCCCCTCAGACGGGTCAACGTAGAAGTTCATGGTCTGGTTGGGACGGTACTCCGCCCGCGCCTTTTCCAGTTGGCGCATGGCCTCCCCGTATTCCGCCGAGCCGTCGCCTTCAAACAGCTTCAGCCGCCCCGAGTTGATGGCCGCCAGCAGATTGAATCCCAGCTCAGACTTCGATTGCTGGGTGAACTTGAAGGGGTGAACCCTGCTCCCCACCGCCTTCGCCAGAAAGCTGGCCACCGGCTCTCCCATGCCCGTGGCATCCACCACGACACGGCGGCAGTTCCACACGTTTTTCAAGATGTCTACCATCTGCGGGTATAGCTCGTGGTGTTTCCGGCCTGTCCAGGTGTAGAGTTCCACCACGCTAAGGCTGGGGGCAAGCCACAATACCCCTGTGGTGCTGGGCAAGCCGTGCCCCTCTCCGCCCCCTGGGGTGTCGGCCCGTGGGGCCGACACCCCCGACACCTCAGCGATGGCGATCGCCGTGGCATCGCGCCCGGGATGTCCTGCCAGGAGGTCTGAGGTCTCTTCTCCTGCCAGGTCAATGCCTGCAATATAGAAGCCGCCGCTCCGCGGCTCATGGCGTCGCGGGTGCCGCCCTTGGAGCTGCGCCAGTTGCACTGGCCCCAGGAGTCGGCCCCCGCCCTGGACTGGCAGCAAGGCGTACTGGGTACGAAAGAGCGGGTGGTTCTCCCCCAGGCGCTCTCTTTCTCTCAGAACGTAATCACGGTAGTCAGCATTGTATTTAGCCACTTCCTGCCAGTCGTAGCGGAAGTGGCGCCGCCTGCCGTCCTGGCGCTCCAGTTCCAGGTTCGTCTGTTTCACCTCTTCCAGGAGGGTGGTATCGTCCCAGGTAGTGCCATAGAGGACGTTGGTGCAGTTGGTGGCCGCCCCCATGGGGCGGAACTCCTTGGTGTACTTCTCCTTGTCAATGTCCTGGGCTTCGTCCATCTCCAGCAGGATGTCCGCCGTGTGTCCGACGACGTTTGAACTGACGTCAGCCGACAGGAAAACGGCCCGCGCCGCCCCCAGCGACACCATATAACCCATCTCCGAGCGCCAGATTCCGGCAAAACCATAGTCGTCGAGGCGATCCTTCAGGCGCTGCAGGGAGATGACCGTCTGCGGCTTGAAGGTGGGTGACGCCTTGATCAGCGTTCCGCCGCGGCTCAGGTGCAGGGTCAGCAGGGTCAGTTCCAGCAGGGCGGAAAGCTCGTTCTTGCCTCCCTGGCGGGCGATCTCCACCGACAGCGTCTGGCCTTCACGCTTCTGGACAGATTCCAGCACCGCAGCGGCCACCTCCTGTTGATACGGTCTCAGCTTGATCATTGGTTTTCCCTATTATTTCCCAGGCAGTGTAGGGGCAGGCGTAAAGCCTGCCCCCCACCCCACGAGGGCACAGCACGCTGTGCCCCTACGGCTACGCCGGGCCTCTACCCCACCCTACCCCCTACGGTATGAACTTCAACCCCAGAGGGATAGCCACTTCTTTTAGCACCGTGGTGATGGCCTCCTTCAGGTCATTCTTCTGCTCCGGGGTTATTTTGTACTTGGTGCGCATCAGCCTGGCCAGGGTGCTGACCGTCTGCATCTGGAGGTCAATGCGGTCGGGATGCTTCTCCAATAGTTCCCTCAGCTTGAACCTCAGGACAGCGATCTCCCCCTCCAGTCCCTCAATCCCCTCCGCCTCAGCCACCTCTAGCTGCTCCGCTTCGCTGAGCACCCTGGAGTAGAACCCGTGTTTACGAGCGTTTTGGTTGCCTGGCTGTCCGCCTTTTCTTCTGCCCATCTTTGCCCTCATTGATTTGTATCTGGACGGCTGCCAGCACCAGCGCATGGGCCGCCACGTCCCATCTCTGGTTATGGATAGCCGTTGTCAATAGCTTGCCCACCGTTATGCCTCCTTTCCGTAACTCTGCTTCAACTGCCTGGCCATCCCCGAAGTCCGCCGCTGTCCGCTGGCGCCCGGGCGTAGCGCCGCATCTGCATCAGTGTCAGCGGCGTGCCCAGGGTGAGGACATGGGCCACCTTCTTTGACCCACCTGGACACACCTCCTGCGCCACCAGCTTCAGCCGCAGCGGGATCATGGACACCCGACCGCAGGCCTGGCGCACGATCTTCAGGCCGCTGTTGATGTTGACCATGCTCCAGTAGGACGAGGTATCCAGTTGCCACACCCCCAGCCCCGGCACGTCCGGCAGGAGGAACTGGAGGTTCATCACGCGGCGGCACCGCTCCCCGTAATGGGGGCAGGTCGGCGGGTGGCAGTCGATCTCCTTCAGGGCTGTCTTCCGAGAGCTTCTGGTGGCCAGCGAGCCGGTCTGTTCATCCACCAGCGCTTTGGCTCTCTGGCCATCGCCCAGGCAGACCAGCCCTCTGCTGGGGGGGTAGCACCGGTAGAACTGGGCCGCCCACTTCGACTCGTCTTCTATAGGAAACAGGATGCGCAGCTCTTTCGGCCTGTCGCCGTAGACCCTCCTCACCGGCTCCGGGCAGACGAAGTAGTCCACCGCCCTGGGGCAGCAGCTATTCCCTCTACCCTTCACCCTCACCCCCAACCTTATCTTTCCCAGACGGGGCAAACGCACTTGATCGGATAATCCTTTGATCGCCATTTCTTTTCCCTCTCTTCCAAAAGTCACTGCCTTGAAAATCCCGCTCTCGTGTTGGTGAGTGTCAGGTCCCCGACCTGACCTGGTACTCGCGCCGATCCCGCTCTCGTTAATGGGCTCTGGATTCCCGCTTCCGCGGGAATGACACCCTCCGCCAATGTCACTGTAGGGGCAGGCTGCACGCCTGCCCTCAAAGGCGTGCCTCCCCCCACCACCACCTGCCCCCCAACCTCAACGCCCATCGCCCTGTCCCTTTTCCACGCTGAACAGATCATCAAAGGCCAGCGGGCCCATCACCTCCAGCATCCTTCTCCGCAACGCCGGCGATGGATGCCTCGTCCCGCACAGCATCTGCGACATGTACCCCGGGCTTATGCCCAGCCTCTCCGCCATCTCCTTCTGGGAAAGGTTGTTCTTCGTCATGAAGTCCCATAGCACCATCTCTTTCACTCTCGTCTTCAGCAT